GGGCCGACATTCTCAACCGAGCCGCCCGCGATCTTCAATCTGGGAGGCTGGACGCAGCAGAGTACCGCCGCGTCGTCCGGGACGTGGGGCAGGCCCAGACCGATGCCGCAGAAGGCAACGACTCGGCCACCTCCCCTCACCGCCGCACCCTCGACACCATCCTATCCGTACCGGAGCTGAGCACCCGCGCCCGCTCCGCAGCGGTCGGTCGCTATCAGCGAGACGTCCGTGACGGCGTCGACCCCGCACTGGCTCTGGCCAACACCTTGGTCTCGGTCGGCGTCACGCCAGACCGCGCAGCCCGCGCAGCAACCCGTTAACACCCACAGGAGACAGTATGTCTGACGACTATTTTTCGAGCCTTGACGACCTCCGCGCCGCCGCTGCTCCGCGTTCGCGTACTGCCTCCCCCGCCTCCCCCGCCCGTCCCCGCGCTGCCGCCCCCGCCGCCGCGCCCCGTCCCCAGCCAGCCCCTGACCGGGGTTCGGCCGGTGGAGGGGACTGGTGGACCAGAGGTCTCGCCGCAACCCGCCAGTGGGCCGCCGCCGCAGCCCCCGCATTTGCCAACAGCGCCTCGTCCGTCTCGACCTTGGCCTCTGGGATCAATGCGGGCTTCGCAGCCGTCGACCATATGGCTGAGAGCAACCGCGCCCAGCGTGCCTCGATAGCCGCCGACCCTCAGGCCGCCGCCCGTCGCCTCCGCGCCGTCACGCACGTCGAGGAGTCAGCCGGACAGCTCCTGCTCGGGATCGGCCGGGACGTAGTCCAAGGCACCGCAGACAGCCTCGACGACCTGAGCGCCGCAGCGGACCAGTGGGTCTACAATCACACCGGCATCATGGCCGATCAGGCCTACCGGGACCGCACCCGGCTCAACCTCCCCGACGTGGCCGACGTCCCCATCCAAGGGTCCGCCGTCGTCCGCGACATCGGTGAGTTCGCCGTCACCTACATGACCGCCCTCCGCGCCACCCGTGGCGTCACCGCCATGGGCACCGTCGCCCGCGTGTCCCCTCGGCTCGCCGCAGGTTCCCGCATCATCCCGCACGTCGCCCGCGCTACTCAGGCCACGGTCGCTGGTTCCGCCTCGGCCTTCGTCGACCACGACCCCATGACCGGCAACCTGCTGAACATGGCGCAGGAGATGGGCATTGCAGCCCCCGCCGTCCTCGAAGCCCTCGCGGTGGACGAGAGCGACGGAGCCCTCGAAGCCCGCCTCAAGAACGCAGCCGCTGACGCGGTGTTCGGGGTGGCCTTCGACGCAGCCATCGGCACCTTCACGCAGATGGTCAAGGGCGTCCGCGCCTTCCGCCGCATCGACGCCGACCTCGATGAAATCCTCGGCGTCCCCGAGGCGGTCCAGCGGGTCACCCCGCCCCGCCCGACCCCAGCCGTCGCCACCGCCGTTCCCGTCACGGCCAACCCCCGGGCCGCGCCAGCGGCTGCGGTGCGCACGGTGGACGAGGCGGCACCCGCCGTCGCCGCCGCCGACGACGCTGTGGAGGCCACCGACTTCATCACCACCCCGAACGTCGTCGCCAAGCGCGTCGCACGGATGAGTGAGGGAGACCTCGGCAAGCTGGCCGACGACATCTTCTCGGGCGACCCCGTCCGCACCGTTGGTGCCTCGGAGCGTCTCGGTCTCCACCCAGACCGCGTGGACCTGTCGGCAGCCCTGTCGTCCGCTGAGGGTCCCGAGGCAGTCCTCGACATCCTCGTCCGCACCGCAGACGCCATCGGTGACCTGAGCCAGTCCTACGGCTCCAAGCCCCGGACGTGGAAGCAGTCCGCCGCCCTCTCCAACATCCTCGGCGTTCACCCCTCGCGGGTCCTTGAGGTCTTCCAAGGCCGCACCAAGCACCTCGACGCCCTCGCCTTCCTCGCCACCCGGCAGGTGGCCGACGGCGCGGTGGACCTGATGCGTGCCTCCGAGAACGCCCGCAAGTACGTCGGGTCCCCGGAGAGCCCCGAGTGGATGGCCTTCGTGTCCACCCTCGACAGCCAGACCGTACTCCACGGGATGCTCAAGGGGTCGGCCTCTAACGTCGCCCGCGCCCTCGGCTCCTTCAAGGCGGTGACCAAGGCCTCATCCAGCGCCGCCCGCCGCAAGACCCTCCAAGGTCTCGTCGGTGCCCCGGAGACCCCCGAGGTCGACGAGGCGATGGAGGCGTTCCGCAAGATGGCGGAAACCACGAACCCCGCCGAGCGCCTCGCCCTGATCGACAAGATCAAGAAGTCAGGCGGGGACCTCCGCTCCCTGTCGGCCATCATCGACGCCGGGTCGTCCAATGCGGCTCTCCGTCGTGCCCTTCGGGAACACCTCGTCAACACCATCTGGTCCGTCGGCACCGCCAAGGCCCAGTTCATCGGCACCGTTCTCCATGGAGCAGCCAAGGCCGCCTCGCGCGGTGTCATGCATGGGTACGGCCTCGTGTTCGCTGGTGGACGTGGTCAGGAGTTCGCCATCGAGCGTGCGGCTGACGCCGCCTACTTGGTGGCTATGTCCAAGAGCGTCGGCCCCGCCCTCGGCCGGGTCGTCCACCTCCTCGCGGACACCGCTCTCCACGAGGGTCGCCTCATCGTCGCCCCCACCTCCCGCACCTTGGGACGCGGGGTCGACCAACTGCACAAGACCCTGAACGACCGCTTCGGCCCCTACTCGCCGTCCACCCAGCGGCCGGACTATGAGCGTTCGACACACTTCGCCATCCAGCCAGAGACCATCGACGCGCTGGTGGCGAGCAAGGACCAGCTGCCCACCCTCCTGAGGATCGGGTTCCGGTCCATGCTTGAGCTGGCGGCCACATCCGTCAACGTCGTCGGGGCCACAGGCCGTATCGTCCGCGCTCTCACCATCGAGACGGGCGACGAGCTGTTCGGCTCCATCACGCTCAACGCGGGCCGCGCCGCCCACGCCAGCCGCAAGGCGATGGCCGAAGGCTACGGCCGTGGGCTCAAGGGCAAGGACTTGGAGGACTACGCCACCACCCGGTCGACGGAGTACTTCGAGAACACCTCTGAGGAGATGCTCTCCCAACTGGAGGCGCAGATCGCAGCCGGTGCCCTCAAGGATAGCCCCGAGGTGCTGGCCGCCGCACAGACCGCGCTGGCCCGCATGGACATCGACCAGTCCGCCATGGCTGGCACCCAGTCCCTGCTCCTGCAAGACGGCCTAGAGACCGGCCTAGCCAAGGGCGTGTCCGGTGGCCTCCGCGCCGCCGACAAGTTCTTCGGTGACGTGGGCATCCTGTTCCCCATCGTGCACACCCCGCTCCGCTCCATCGAGGTCGCCCTCAAGGAGTACACACCGCTCGGTATGCTGGCCAAGGCAACACGCGAGCGCGTGATGTCCGGTGGTCCCGACAGCGCGGTGGTCCTCGCCCAGATGGCCGTGGGCTCCACCGTCCTCGGATGGGCCGCCTCGCAGGCCATGGCCGGGAACATCGTCGGATATGACGGTGGACCCAAGTCCTCCACGCGCCTGACCCGTCCGCAGTACTCCATCAAGATCGGGGACACGTGGCACGAGTTCAGTCGCTACGATCCCGCCACCCTGCCTCTCGGCTTCGCCGCCGACTTGGTGGAGTACGAATGGCAGCTCGATCAAGAGAACGAAGATGGCACCAGCAGCCCCATGCTCATGCAGGCTGCCGAAGCCATGTTCCTCGCGATCAAGCGGAACATCCTGTCCCGCAACTTCATGAGGACCGTGGCCGACTACGCCACCATCCTCTCGGATACCGAAGGTGCCCAAGGTGACGCCAAGCTGGAAAGCCTCGCAGCCCTCACCGCCGCCCGCCTCGTCCCCGCCATCGGCATGGGCAAGTGGTGGGAAGGAGAGGACTCCGAGGTCACCCACGAGGCCGTCACCATGTGGGAGAAGACCCTCAAGGGGTCCGGCTGGTTCGCCGGGTCCCTGCCGGAACGTGTCGATCCCCTGCTCGGCCGACCTGTCGGCTACAACCGGGACGGCGGCGTGAACACCACCAACGTCACCGCCGACCCGCTGTACGTGGCGCTTGAAGGCCTCGCCTTCGATCTCCCCGCCGACAGCAAGTCGTATCTCGGTGTCGACCTGTCCTCCCAACAGAGGATGCGCCTCAAGGTCATACGTGGTCAGGAGGCCATCGGGCCAACTGGCGTGAACCTTGAGACCCGACTGCGGGACCACATCGCCTCCTACGAGTGGGGGGAGATGAACCGCGCCCAGAAGCTCGCCCTGATCCGCAGGGAACGAGCGATCTACCACCGGGAAGCCATCAACCTCCTCAAGGAGGAAGACCCGTCGTTCGGCCTCGCCGCCGACACCGTCAAGGAGCGCAAGCGCCTTGAAGAAACGGACGGCCTCACCGGCCCGTCGCTGGCGGCCGCAGTCACCGACTACCAGCGCGTCGAGCGGTTCTCGCGCGGCATCTCCGAACCGGAGACGTCCGACCTACGCGAGGCCCTCGGCCTCTAACCCCACCATATCACGGAGAGCCCCTCATGGCCCAGACCACTGTCACTTACGTGGCCGACGCCGGACAGCGTGAGTTCGACGTGACCTTCCCCTACCTTGACGCGGCCCACGTCCACGTCACGGTGCGGGACCTGCCCGTCACCTTCACCTTCGCCTCCCCGTCGCGTCTGCGGCTGGGGGCGGGGGTGTCGGAGGGCAGCGCCGTCCGCGTCTATCGAAAGACGCCAGTCGACGAAGCCTTGGTCCAGTTCCAAGCCGGTGCCACGCTCACCGAGGCGGACCTCAACACCGCCATTCAGCAGACCCTATTCATCCAGCAAGAGCTGGGGGACCTCTACGACGGTGCCCTCACCGACGCTCTGGTCCGCCTCGGGGACAACCTCGGGATCGTCACGGACCCATCCAGCCTCATCGATGAGATGGTGCAGATGACCCTCGGGTCGTCCGTTCTCAACGAGTTCCGCGAGCGCATCTTCGACATCGACCTGTCGGCCGAGACGCTCATCGAGGAGGCCCTCAGAAACTTCGCCAGCCGCGAACGTGCCACAGCCCTACAGGCACGGGTCAATCTGGCCGACGCCAACCTCACCATCACCCAAGACCGGGTCCTCGAAGCCGAGGGCCGCATCCTCTCCCTGACGGGGGTGGTCGACGGCCTCGTGAACATCGGTGACGGGGCGGGCATCGCCACCCTGATTGCCGCCGAGACCCTAGAGCGGATCACCGCCGACACGGCTCAGGTGTCCATGCTCGCCCTCATCGGCGCAGCCAACGGCTCCAACACCGCCTTCGACCTGAACCTGTCCACCGTCCGGGTCACCCCGACGGAGACCCTCGCCCAGCGACTGACCGCCCTCTCGGCGGCCACCGCCTCCGCACGCGCTCTCGTCATCGCTGAGACCACCGCCCGGGTCGACGCCGACACCGCCGCCGCTGGCCTCCTCACGGGGATCACGGCCCGCGTCGGTACCGCTGAGGCCACCGCCATCACCGACAGGGCCGCACGGGTCTCCGGGGACAGCGCCCTCACCACCAGCCTCGACGCCCTCACGGCCCGCATGGGCACCAGTGAGGCACAGGTCGTCACCGACAGGGCCGCCCGGGTCTCCGGGGACAGCGCCCTCGCCACGTCCCTCGACGCCGCCACGGCCCGCATCGGTGCCTCAGAAGCCACCATCCTCACGGACAGGGCCGCCCGGGTCTCCGGTGACAGCGTCAACGCCACGGCCATCGACCTCGTCCGCGCCCGCACGGCAACCGCTGAGGCCACCCTGATCTCAGACAGGGCCGCTCGGGTCGCCGGGGATGAAGCCAGCGCCACCGCGCTCGACGTCGTCCGCACCCGCACCGCGTCCTCCGAGGCGTCCATCATCTCCGACCGCGCCTCGCGCGTCTCCGGAGACACCGCCCTCGGGACCCGCATTGACGCCGTCACGGCCTCAGTCGGGGACACAGTCGCCCTCGTCGGCACCGAGACAACCGCACGGATCGCCGCCGACAACGCTGAGGCCGCCCTCCGGGTCGCCTTGGCCACCCGCTTGGGGACCGCCGAAGCCGCGATCCTGACCGAGACCACGACCCGTACCTCGGCCATCGCCGCCGAGGCCGCCCTACGCACCACCCTAGCAACCCGCGTGGGTGCGACGGAGGGCGCGATCCTCGCGGAGACCACCAACCGATCCAACGCCGACGGCGCGATCCTGTCCACCCTCTCCCTCCTCGGGGCGAGGAACGCAGGGGGCACCGCCTTCGTGGTCGATATGGCCACCGCTCAGGTCGGTGGTGGTGTGAGCCTCGGCACCCGGTTCTCCGGTCTCGACACCCGCGTGGGTCTCAATGAGGCCGCCGTGATCGCTGAGACGACCGCCCGCACCACCGCCTTGGCGGCCGAGACTGCCAGCCGGGTAGCCCTCGGGACCCGCGTGGGTCTCGCGGAGGCCGCAGCACTGACCGAGGCCACGGCCCGCTCAGACGCCGACGCCGCCGAGGCCGCCCTCCGGGTAGCCCTCGGGACCCGCATGGGTCTCGCGGAGGCCGCCATCCTCACCGAGGCCAGCACGAGGTCCGACGCCATATCGGCCGAGGCCGCCCTGCGTACCACCCTCGCTTCCACCGTGGGGGGTCACACCTCCTCGATCACGAGCATCCTGTCGTCCGTCGACGGGCTCAGCGCCCGCGCTGGCCTCACGCTCGACGTCAACGGCTTCGTGACCGGCTGGTCCCTGAACAACGACGGGGACACCGGGTCGTTCTCGATCCTCGCCAACCACTTCGCCATCATCGACCCCGGCGCTCCCGGGTCGGCCCCGCTCATCCCCTTCGAGATAAGCGGCGGCGTAGTCCGCATCCGCAACGCCCTGATCGACAACCTCGATCTCGTCCGTCTCGGGTCGGGCACGTTCAACGGGGATATGGCCGTCGGCACCGGGAAGATCATCTTCAACAACGGCACGACCATGATGGTCCACGGTGTGGGCTTCGGCACCACCAACCAGTTCCTTGAGTGGTCTGGTCCGTCCATGGACATCAGCCTCTGCTCAGAGGCCAACGGCGTGCGGTGGTTCAAGACCACCGGGGATGCCTACTTCGGTGGGTCACTCAGCATCGGCACCCTGACCTCCAAGGTCGCCACCTCGTCCCTCGCGGTCGCCCCCGAGGTCGAGACGGCATCCTTCGGTTCCAACGGGGACCAGATCAGCGTCGCCCTGAGCTACAACCGACAGATCGTCGGACGGTCGGCCACGGCCCCCGCCACGGGAGCCATCACGGCCACCATCACCCTGTACCGCAGCATCGGCGGCGGGGCCTACGCGGGCGTTGCCACCCTCACCGCCACGGGGACGCAGACGGCCACGTATGACGGCGAGTTCGGAAACTACATCGTCACCGCCAACATCAGCGGCAGCGCCACCTACTCCGACCCATCCCTCAGCGTCAGCAACCGCCAGTTCAAGGCGGTCGTCTCCGCTCGCGGGGGCGTGACCACCCTAGGCAGCGCCACCGGCACCCAGAACCTCTCCATCATCGCCACGGAACAGTAATGACCGACAGCCCCCACACGGCAGCGGCGCACACCATCGCGTCCCTGCTGGACCGGGAGAAGGCTCTCGTCGCGGAACGGGGCGCTCTTTTTGAGCGCCTCGACGTGACCGACCGCGCCCTCTCGCAACTCCGCGCCGCCATCGAGGGGGTCAATCTCGGCCGCCTCTCGGTGCCGCCGACCCCCGACCCTCAACTCACCCTCCCATTCTAAGGACCTCCATGCTGACCAACGCACAACTCGCAAACCAGATCGCTGACCTCCTGTCCCTGCTGGCCACCCGTGGTGACCAGATGCAGGACTGGCTGGGCGGCGCTGCCGACGGCGGCCCGAACGGCGACGGCTACTTCCCGCTGGAAGACGCCAACGGCGTGATCCAGTCCGTCCCGTCCCCCGCCAAGCTGGCCTCCGCCGCCACCGGCCCGGCCGCCGAAGCTGCTGCCGAACGCGCCTCCGCTGACATCGCCGCCGCTGCTGCGCTGGCTCAGGCCGACCGCGCCGAAGGTCTGGCCGTCCTCGTCGAGGCCGCCAAGGACACCACCATCGTCGCCCGCAACGCGGCGCAGCTCGCCCGCGACAACGCTCAGTCCGCTGAGGGCAACGTCGCCGCCTACATCAGCCAGATCGAAGCCGCCGTCGACGCCGCCGAGGCGTGGGCCGAAGCCGCTGAGCTGAACGCCACCGTCGGTCCTCAGGGTCCCGCTGGCCCCACCGGCCCCACCGGCAACACCGGCCCCACGGGAGCCACCGGCCCGCAGGGCGTCATCGGCCTGACCGGCGCGGACAGCTCCGTCGTCGGCCCGCAGGGCATCCAAGGTGCCCAAGGCATCCAAGGCGCAACCGGCCTGACCGGAGCCACGGGCCTGACCGGGGCCACCGGCCTCACGGGCTCTCAAGGCCCCATCGGCAACACCGGCCCCCAAGGAGCCGCCGGTGCCAACAGCGTCGTCGCGGGTCCTCAGGGTCCTCAAGGCCTCGTCGGTGCAACCGGACCGGCTGGCGCACAGGGCATCCAAGGCCCGGCTGGGCTGGACGGTGAAGACGGCATCGATGGCATCGACGGCCTCGACGGAGCAGACAGCTTCGTGGCTGGCCCCGCTGGTTCGACCGGCGCTGCCGGTGCTGCTGGCCCGCAGGGCATCCAAGGCCTGACCGGCGCTGCCGGTGCTGCAAGCACCGTTGCCGGACCCACCGGCCCGACCGGCCCTGTCGGTGCCGCAAGCACTGTCGCTGGACCCACGGGTCCCGCAGGTGCCCAAGGTGTCATCGGTCTGACTGGACCGGCTGGCGCTCAGGGCATCCAAGGTGTCGCTGGCGCTGCTGGCGCTGCGGGCGCTGCTGGCGCTCAGGGCATCCAAGGTGTCGCTGGCGCTGCCGGTGCTGCCGGTGCCCAAGGTGCCCAAGGTGCCGGAATGACTGACTACGTCGTCGGCCCGACCTCGGGGACCTTCGTCCCCACCGTGAACCATGGCCGCTACAAGGTGACCCCGGCCTCGGGCGCGACTGTTACTCTGTCGGGCTACCACGGGCCTACGTTCAGCTTCATCGCCAGCAACTTCACGCTCTACCATTCAGGCGACGGAGCCATCAACATCGCCGCCATTGCCGTTGCCCCCGGCGGCATCGGTGCGGCGAACCTCACGTCCAAGGGTGTCTACGTCTTCTCCAAGCAGACCGACGGTGCCTACTCCGTCATCTACTCGCCGCTGCACCCTGCCCCCGCCGCTCTGGCAGCTGGGTCTGCCGGGATGCTGCCTTGGGTTCTGGGCAGCACGAACCCGTCGTCCCTGCCAAACGGGACCCGCCTGTACGGGATGACCCCGACGTTGTTCATGTATCAGCCGGGGGTTCTCCCGGTCGGGGCGGAAATCTGGGTTGCCGATACCGGAACGTATGACGGCTCCTCCTACACCGGCCTGTCTCTCGATGACGATGGGAACAGCCACTTCCTTCGCGTCCTCAGCGGGGCGATGAACATGATGCACCACGTCGGTGGGGGCACGTGGCGCACCGTCGCTACCCAACTGACGGTCTTCTAAACCTCCACCATAAGCCGTAGGTCCCTGCCTAACCCGCAGGGACCCTCGGTCCCCCTCTCTCACCCAAGGCTTCCCCCTGAAATGCCCGTCCCTCCCCGCATCCCCCCGGGTGCCTCCGAATACCAGCTCGGCCTGATCTCGGGGAAGCTCGATATGCTTCTTCTGCAAGGTGCCGAGAAGGCCGTCCGCGATGACGCCCGCTTCGCCTCCTATGACCTCCAACTCTCCACGGTCGACAGCCGCCTCGACGTTATCGAGAACCAGCGGGCGTGGGTCATCGGTGGTGCCGCCACGATCACCACCCTCGTCGGTGGCTTCGCAACCTACCTCGGCCTCAAGTGAGCGGCCGGGCTCTAGAAGCCGCAGTCGACGCCCTCCACGGGGTGGTCTGCGGTGCCCTCGGGGACGAGCTGAACCGGGCCATCGACCGTGCCCGCGCCAACCCCGAAGACCCTGACTGCGCCATCAACCCGCAGCTCATCGACAAGGTCCTCAAGTTCCTCGCCCAGAACGGTGTCAGCGCCCCGCGCTCCACCCCGAAGGTCGACGCCCTCGCGGGCCAGCTCGCGGACCTCGATCTCGATGAGGAAGCCCGCCTTCCCCACTAGCCCCTCAGAGGCCCCGTGGACGCCCAAGTCTCCCCCCGGTTCCCACCATATACCGGGGGGTTTCTTAGCCGCCCAGCACCCCTCCCAGCCCCGAGTAGGAGTATCCTATCGAACCCCCGCACCCCCTGACCTCCATTGAGATCCTCAAGGGCTCGTTCCCCAAGTTCCTCTGGTACGTCTTCACGGCCATCCTCGGCCTGCCTGCGCCCACCCGCATCCAGCAGGACATCGCCCGCTTCCTCAGCGACGGGGACTGCAAGCTCCGCTTCATTCAGGCCTTCCGGGGGATCGGCAAGTCCTTCCTCACCTGCTGCTACGTCGTGTGGCGGCTCTGGAACAACCCCAACCTCAAGGTCCTCATCGTCTCCGCGAACGAGACGCTGGCCACGGAGAACGCCACCCTCATCAAGCTGCTGATCGAACACCACGTCGGTGACGCATTGTGGTCAGAGCTTCGCCCCCGTCCCGACCAACGCTCGTCCACCCTCGCCTTCGACGTCGGCCCGGCCGTCCCGGACAAGTCCCCCTCCGTCAAGGTCGTGGGGATCACCGGGCAGCTCACCGGCTCCCGCTCCGACATCCTCATCTCCGACGACGTCGAGGTCCCGAAGAACAGCCAGACCGAGACCCAGCGTGACAGGCTCCGCGAGCTGACCGGCGAGTACACCGACATCGCCAAGACCGGCTCCGAGATCATCTACCTCGGGACCCCGCAGTCACAGGAGTCGATCTACAAGGCCCTCCCGGGCAAGGGCTACGCCACGCGCGTCTGGCCCGGTCGCTACCCGCTCCTCGCCAAACTCGCAGGTTACCTCGGGACCCTCGCGCCCCTCCTGCAAGCCGACATCGACGCTGACCCCGACCTGTGCAAGCCCATCGGCTCCACGCTCGCGGGTGCCCCGACGGACCCCAAGAGGTTCAACGAGCATGAGATGATGCTCCGCGAGGTCGGCCGAGGCCCCGCAGGCTTCATGCTCCAGTACCTGCTGGACACCAGCCTGTCCGACGCTGACCGCTACCCGCTCAAGACCCGGGACCTCATAGTCACCGATGTCGACACCAAGCTCGCCCCGATCCGTCTGGCGTGGGGCTCGGCCAAGGAGCAGGTCCACCTCGACCTCGACAACGTCGGCTTCACCGGCGACCGCTTCCACCGGCCCATGTTCGCCTCGCCTGACTTCCAGCCCTTCACGGGGTCGGCCATGGTCATCGACCCCTCGGGCCGAGGCAAGGACGAGACCGCCTACTGCGTGACGAAGTTCCTCAACGGCTTCGTCTACGTCCGCAAGTGGGGCGGCTTCCGCGATGGCTACTCCGAGGAAACCCTCAGGTCCCTCGTGGACATCGCCAAGGACGAAGGGGTCACCCGCATCCTCTGTGAGGACACCTTCGGGGACGGTATGTTCCGCCAGCTCATGGAGCCCTACCTCCGTCGGCGTCACCCCAACTGCTCCCTTGAGGGGTACAAGAGGTTCACGCAGAAGGAGGTCCGCATCCTCGACGTGCTGCGTCCGGCCCTCGCCCAGCACCGCGTCGTCATCGACACCGCCGTCATCCGCGCCGACCTCCTCCAGCCGGAGAACGTCAAGCGCGGGATGTACCAGCTCACCCACATCACCTCCCAACGTGGGTCGCTCAAGCACGACGACCGGGTCGAGGTCCTAGCCGAGGCAGTCAAGGTCTGGGCCGAGTACCTCAACGCCGACGCCCACAACGCTGAGGCCGCCTTCCGCAAGGCCGAGCAGGCCAAGTGGGACAAGGCCTTCTTCGCAGGCACCTTCGTAGGACAATCCCTTGAAGCCAAGGGACGCCCTCAGAGGGGTGCTGGACGCCCTCTAGCCCAGAAGGCACGCAAGGGTATCCGCTGGTGACTTGAGTCCCCTGCCCCCCTCCCAGCCCACCGTAGGTACCATAGGCAACTGTGGTGTCCTCGGCTGGGCCGGGACGGGGATGACCACCCGGTCGAGGAGACTATCTCCACCATACCCCTTGCATCTCCCCCCTGATCCGTGGTACCCTTCAAGACCAAAGGTACTAGAGGGGAACCTTGGGTCTCCTTCGGTCTCCTGTTCTCTCTTACCTCTGGTCTACACGTCGTCCCCGACTAGGTACCTATGGAGCCTCTGGTACCTCTGGTGACCAAAGGGTTCCTCAGGTGACCGAGGCTGCCCGCTCCTCCGGGGGCCTCTCCCCGTCCCACGTCGCCATCCACGCCTTGAGGATCGCCTCGGCGTCCTGACGGACCAGCAGGAGGCGCTCTTGGAGGACCGGGGTCGCCCCGAACATATTGATCGACCCCCCGGCCCTCAGCTCATCGAGGAACGCAAAGGCCTCCGCAAGCTCCTCACGGTCCATCTCAGGCAGGGCGGTGGTCATGGCAGGTTCCTCAGGTGCCTCGGGTCCCTGAGCATGGGACCACCACCGGGCAGGGGTCAATCGTTTTGGGGTCACCCATACGAAGGGTGTTATATACGGTGGCCCGGCCGAGGTTCCCCCCCCTACCCCCCACCCGCCAAGGGGAGAGAGGGCCACCCCCACCCCACCCCGGCACCCCCTAGGCCCCCCATATCAAGGCACCCCCTACGCGCAATCAGGCCACCATTGCCTTTGCGTGGCCCTGTTAAGGCCAGTGGGTGCCATGCCCTGCCCTATCAGGGGACCAGAGGGCACCCTAAGCCCTGCCCTCCCACTGTCTGCCCTCTCCCTTGCCCTCCCCTGCTTTGTTTCGCCCTGCCCCGCCGGGGACCAGAGGGGACGCTAGGGGACCAGAGGGGACGCTAGGGGACCAGAGGGGACGCTAGGGGACCAGAGGGGACCAGAGGGCAGGCCAAGGGACCAGAGGGGACCAGAGGGGACGCTAGGGGACCAGAGGGGACCACCGGACCACCACCCTACCCCACCGGGGACCAGAGGGGGCCATGTAAGGCTAGCCTGACAAATCGCCCAGGCACGTCATCCGGCACCGAAGGGCACCGCAAGGCACCCCGTCGGGGACCGCATCCCACCATAAGCCGGGGACGGCACCGGGTAGGGGCAGGGAGGGGGGCAGGACCGGCGAGGCGGGGAGTTTGATACCGTCACGGCCCGGTCGAGACTTGGCCGCCTAGCACCCCTCAGAGGCCCTAATGGGGATATGGACCGCGTGACGCGCATCGCGCGGGTATAGAGGGTTCCCCGGTCATGGTGGGGGATTGGCCGTCGTCGTCCCTAGGCCGTGACGATTTATTCCCTTTGGTGGCCTGACCAGAGTGGAAAAGTGCACCGCCATGCGAAAATAGGTGTTGCCACCATAACCGGGATATGACCTTTTGAAGGGGCGGGGCGGCCACGGCGGCCCGGCGAACCGGCCCTCAGGGGCCTAGGCCAACCGGGGCGAATACACCGGGATGACGGGGGGGTCTTAAACCTCCTGCCCTTGGCGGGGTAGCGGGAAGGCCGGGCGAGACAACCCCGGAAAGCCGGACTTGAGACTGAGGTGACAATCCTCAGGGCCGCTAGGGCAACCTAGGTGAAGGCCACAAAAGCAAGCCCCCACGTAAGCAGGGGCATCCAGCCGCCAACGGGTAACGCCGGGCCATGGGATGCAACGCTAGGCGAGAACGGGGCAAGGCGACCGTCCCCCGACGTAAGGGGCCGCGCCACAATCGGTGAGTAGCGCCCTGCGCACAACGAAACCCCCACGGCCTGACAAGCCACCTTGGGAGCGGAGTTTAAACAGGTGATAGCCCCGGCCGGTGAGGGGGAAGCGTAGGGGTCTATTCCGACCCCCTGACGATGACCTTTGGAGGGTCGAAACGCCATGACTGTGAAGCCTGAAAGCCTCGCCGCCGCCGCCGATATGGGATACGCCACCCTCAATCGGGATCGGCTTCTAGCCGCCGTCAACGCCGCCGCCGACGCGGCCCGGCTGGATATTGCTAACCCCGCCCTCCGCGCCGCCCATGTGGCCCTCGCCGCCCTTCACTCAGACGCCTGTGACGCCGCCAACGCCGCTCGCCGCGCCTTTGAAGCCACCCTGTGACCGCCCTCGCAATCAACGCTGCGGTCATCCTTTGGACCGCCTTCGCCTTCGCCGCCTTCGCCTTTGGAAAGGTCCCCGCATGAACCGCCCTATTCGGCCGTCCGTCGCCCTCGCCTTCGCCGTCGCTGACCGCCTTCGCCAGTCCGTCGCCCTCGCATCCGTAAAGGTCCCCGCATGAACCGTGAAACCACCGCTGAAAAGCGTTCCCGCATTGATCGGCAATATGCCGTTATGATCGCCAACGAGGCCACCCGCCGCCACCCGCGCCCCGGTCCCTCAGACTTCGCCCTCCGCGTCTCAGCCCGCTAACCCCACCATATCGAGGTCACCTCCCATGCGAACCTATCTCATATTCGATTGCACGGTTCTCGCGAGCCCTGCCGACCGGACGCTTTTCGGTCCCGCCCGCGCCGCCCGCGCCCTCGCCGCTTGGCGGTCATTCGTGACGGGCCGCCTTCATGACTTTTCGGCGGTGGTCAGATGATCGCCTTCCGCGCCAACGTCCCCGACGCTCGCCGCCGCGCCACTCAGGAAGCGGTACGGCTCACCCGTGAGACGGGTACCCGCTACGGGGTGACGTTTGAGCCGGGCACCCTAGCCCCGCATCGCCGCGCCTCAGCCGCTTACGTCGTCGCCGCCCACTAGCCCGCGCCACCCGTCCGCCTCCCACCAATCCCCACCGTATCGAGGTCATCCCATGTTCGTCACCACCCGCGTCTTCTCCGACCAATCTGAGGTCACCTTGGGTCACCACCCGAGCCTCGAAAGTGCCGAAGCGTCCCTCGCCTACACTCAGGCTCACGGCTCTAGCTGGCGCGGCCCATACGTCGCCCTCGCCCGCGCCGCCGACTGGCGCGAGAAGATGCAGGGCAAGTTCAACGCTGGCCACTGGCGCGCCCCGGTGTGGGCCTCTGAGTCCTTTTGGACGGACGGCACGGCGGCCCGCGTCGATCACTACGCCCACGTCGCGATTGACGACCCCACGATGATCGCCTTCACGCCGGACGCCGCCAAGGGCGAGGCAAACCGCCAAACCCGCATGAAGCCGGGCCGCTACCTCAACCGCTTTTATCCCGACCTTGGCGCTAAGCGCATCGCCTTCATGGCGGAATGGTGGGCGAAGGGCACCCGCCCGCCCGTTGACGCCGAAGGCGCTATGTCCCTCGCGACGACCGGCGGCGAAATGGTCGATGTTTACGCCACGGATCGCGTTGATAGCTGTATGCAAGGCTCGGATTGCGTCCGCGTCTATGCGGCGGGTGACCTCGCGGTTGCCTATTGGACCGACGGCGAGGGCGATGTCGTCGCCCGTGCCCTGTGCTGGCCTGAAAAGTCCATCTATGGCCGCGTCTACCCCGACCCGGATTGCGAAGATGAAGGCCACGAGCTGGCCTTCGGTACGGCCCTCCTGCAAGCCATGGAGGCCAAGGGCTGGGTCAGCTCGCGGCTCACAAGCAGCGGCTTCAACGGTGCCCGCATCGTTAAGGAAGACGCCTGCTACGGTGGGTACGTGATGCCCTATCTCGACCACGGGTACGGCGTCGATCACGCGGGCGACAGTTTCGTGATGTCGTCCTGTGCGGACATCTCCTGCGACAGCACGGACGGCGTCATCCAAGTCGAGCCGGAATACGCCTACGAGTGCGACCGCTGCGACAACGGCTGCGACGACACGACTGAGGTTGTGACCCGCATCCAGCACGGCGAGGCCTACTCCCACCAATCGTGGTGCGAAAGCTGCACCAATGACAGCACGTTCTACTGCGAGGGCCTGAACGAAAGCGTCTCCGACCGCCTGTCTCAGGTCGAGGTTGACGGCGGCGACACCATGGCGGCCCTCTACGCCTCGCATGAAGCCGATGAAGGCCGGATGTGGATTGACGCCGACGGCGACTACACCACCGACGAGCCGGAAGCCGACGACGACGACGACGACGACAGCGACGACACGACCGCCGATCCGAAGCGTGACCCTATCCCGGTCGCCGCCCTCGCCGCTCAGGTGATGGTTCGCACCTTGGGTGAGGCGCTAGGGGCCGCCTCCGTCCCCGCCACAATCGGCGCTCTCTGCGCCACCTTCCTGAACACCCGCGAGGCCGCCTAATGACCACCATAACCCAGACTACGCCGCTCGCTGTGGGCCTGCCTGTCCTCATGGATATGCTGACCTATCGGCGGCCCGCGTGGGGACCTACGGAAACCCTGTTCATCGACAGGTTCCTCGCCCCACTCCCCGGCATCGCTGAGGACGCCTTCGGGAACCTCTGGCTGACCGTGGCGCAAGACGACGGCGACCAGCCGCGCGTCCTGTTCTCCTCGCACACCGACAGCGTGCACCACCTCGAAGGACGCCAGAACGTCGTCCGCGACGGCGCTATGGTCACCCTGCGTGACCCCGGCAAGGCCTCCAAGGGCAAGAGCAACTGCCTAGGCGCGGATTGCGCGGCTGGCGTCTGGATCATGCGCGAGATGATCCTAGCGGGCGTGCCCGGCGTCTACGTCTTCCACCGCGACGAGGAAAGCGGCGGGCGTGGGTCCGGCTGGATCGCTGACAATCACCCTGAGTACCTCGCCGGGATCGTCGCGGCCATCGCGTGGGACCGCAAGGGCTACAGCGATGTCATCACGCACCAAGGGTCCCGGACCTGCTCCAACGCCTTCGCTGACAGCCTCGCGGCTGCTCTGGGTGGCACGTTCGTCGCGGACGACACCGGCCTGTTCACGGACACGGCCATGTACGCCGGGATCATCCCTGAGTGCACGAACCTCAGCGTCGGCTACTTTGGCCAGCATGGGCCGCTGGAAACGCAGGACACGGACTTCCTCGTGAGGCTCCGCGACAAGGCCCTGACCGTGGACTGGGACGCTCTGGTCATCGCGCGTGACCCTCTCGTGGATGACGAACGCCCCGCCGCGTACCGCTGGCCCGACGACTACGCCCTCTCGACCACCTCATACGGCACCAACGATTACGACCGCTGGTTCCGCGAGCGTGACGACCCCAACGACGCCCCGCCGTTCATGGGCGGGCAGACCTCTGGCGAACGCTACCGCGACACCGGGTTCGACAGCATGGCCGCGTTCGTCCGGGAGAACCCCGACCTCGTGGCCGACTACCTCGAAACCTGCGGGTTCACCCTCGAAGACCTCACCTCACACTGTAACTAGGACGACCACCATGCACTCGATCTATTTCCGCGACCGCCCCATGGGCCTCACCTTCACTGGGAAGGGCGCTGAACGCGCCGCCCTTGCAACCGCGCGTGACCTCGGGGGTTCACGAGGCGGCTTCAGCGTGGTGCCCGGCTCATAACGGTTGACAACGAGTCTCAGCCTCCACCATAAGGCGGTGGGGCTGCAACAAGTGACACCAAGGACGCAACCAACACCGCCATTAAACGTAAGGCCAAGTTTTGATACCCCATACACTTCGGCCGCCCATCGTGCCTACCGACGCGATACAAACCCCTTGCACGGGGCTCGTCATCCCCTTCCCCACGGCCCTGAAAGGACCGGACCATGACCGAAGCACCAAAAACAGCCGACCTTCTGTCGCGCTTGCCATCGAGATCGCTCGTCGAGTTAGACTCTCTGCTGAGGGCCTCTCTGGTACTTGCAGCGGAGAGCCACGAGAAGATGACCGTTCGTCAGACGTTGTTCTTCTACGCGGTCGCCTACCACTCGCTCATGGGCCAGTCGATCAACCTCGCCAAGCTGAGGGAGCTTTACTCCCCTCTGGGCCGGTCGATTGAGAAATCCATCGCTCAGTTTCTTGAGCCGACCGTGGCCACCCCTGACGCTCTGGGGTGGATCGCCCAGACCATCGATCCCCACGACCGGCGCGTCCGCTACCTCTCCCTGACCACCGAAGGTGCCGACGTTGCCGGTGCCGTAATCGAAGCCATGAGGACCAAATAATGCGACTGTTTCAGAAGGCCAACGGCATCTGGTCCGTTGACTTCGTCGACCCCGGTGGCACCCGCCGCCGCGTCTCGACTGGGGAGCGGGACTACGCCGCCGCCTTCAAGCAGGGCAAGCGGCTGGCGACGGGGAGGGTCGAGCCTATCGTCGACCGCGCCCCGGAGCCTACCACGGCCCCTCGGCCCCGTCCGGCCACCGCCACCACCGCGTGGACCATGGACGCCCTGTGGACCCACTGTGAGCGCACTGTGTGGCATCCCCGCGAGTGCCGGTCGCAGGCCACGATCCTGAGCAACCTGAAAATCCTCCGCACGGTCATCGTGACCCTGCCGGACAGCCCGAAGCCGGTGCGCTTCGCGGACCTGAACCCCACCATGGTTCGGAAGCTGACACTCGACGCCCTTTCCGCCGCCCTGTTCGACCGGGGCTACGCCTCGGCCACGGTGAAGCGGAAGGTGGATATGGTCGGCCGGTCGCTCGCCGTCGCCGTGGACCTTGAGATCATCACGGGCCGCCCCAAGATGCCGACGATCAACGGCGGGAAGCCCCGCGAGCGGGTCATCACCGAGGCTGAGGAGGCCGTGGTGTTCGCCGTCGTCGACTGCCGCACCGAGGACGAGCCGGGACGCCCGTGGCGGCGCTACGGTCACCTGCTGCGGTTCCTCATGGACACCGCCTGTCGCCTTGGGGAAGCCCTCGCGCTGCGCCGGACGTGGATCGACGAGACCCCGCAGGGCTGGGTCCTGAACATCCCCGCCTCGACCACGAAGAACGGCAAGGGCCGCAGCATCCCGCTGACCCCGGCCATCGTCGAGAGCCTGCCCTTCCTAGAGGCCAACGCCTCGACCGACGGGCGGCTGTTCCCGCTCTCCGCAGGGACGGCGCAATACTTCTGGCGCGAGAACGTGGTGCCGGACTGCAAGCTGGCGGGCATCGACCTGTCAGACGCCGTCCTGCACACCTTCCGTCACACCAAGCTGACCCGGCTGGCCAAGCTGGCCGACTTCGGCATCCACCGCGTCTCGACGTGGGCCGGACACTCGGACATCTCGATCACCGCCAAGGTCTATGCGAAGCTCGACGTGAACGACCTCTGGGGAGGCGTCGCGTGATGAAAGGGAACCCCATGACCGATCCGACGCCATTCTCGCCCGGCCTAACTGGCCCCGCTGGACTACAGGGGCCTGCCGGTCCCTCCCTGTCTCCCGAGGCTCACGCGGAGTGCCTAGAGGCCCTCCGTCTGGGCCGCATCGCGGACGACGAACGCCGGGCCAACGTCTGGTGGAGGAAGCTGCTTCGAGCCCTGAGATGAGGGTTCACGAACGATCCCCACCATGTAGCGGCTTCCCTGTTAATGGGATGTCAGTGGGGAGGGGAGCCACCCCGGTTTCATGTGGCACCCTGACAGGTGCCTCTAAAACCCAGTGGTGGCGGGCTCCGGCTGGCAGTCCCTAGGGAAGTCAAACCCTTATTTATCAATGACTTCAATGCCCCTTCGCCGGGGTGCCATCTGGAATGGCACTTGGCGGGGCCTGTTTGGCACCCCCTGAGTCACCCCTTCCGCTCTCTATACCACACCGTATGCCGGAGGCTTTGGCACCCCCCCTCGTCGGGGCGTGGCACCCTTGGCACCCCCTTAGGAGTCTTCTCGATGCTGCTTTCCAGTACCTTCACGCCCCTCACCTCGGTCGCCCTGCCCTACGCCGGACGCCAGCGTTATATGCACGGCTTCGACGTGGCCGCCCCTGACATGGGCGCAGGCTTCGAGGACTACCTCGCCCCGGTGGTCGCCCTTCTCCGCGCTGCCGGTGTCTACGCCGGGAAGGCGTGGATGACCGTGGACGAGAAGCTGGTCCTCGCCGGTTGCAGTCAGCGCCGCCCCGGCCCGCACGTCGACGGCAAGTTCAACATCAAGGCCACCAAGTGGGGCGGCGGCGGTGGCTGGAACCACTCTTGCAACCTCGTCCCCACGCACCGCACCCCGGTCATCGTCGCCGCCTCCGTGGCCGGTTGTCGGGCATGGGAAGGCCAGTTTCAGGCCACCCCGCGAGACGACGGTGACCTGTCACACATCGCTGACCAACTGGGCGAGGGCACGATCCTCCCCGCCAACGTCGGCTACCTCCTCTCCGGTGACTGTGTCCACGAGAGCATGGCCTTCACCCATGACACGCAGCGGACTTTCCTTCGGATCGCCCTGCCTCAGCTCGAAGGAGCCGTCCATTGAACCTCTACCTCTCCCTCGGCCACATCTGGACCGGGACGCAGGCCGACGCCCGCGCCGCTCAGGGCGGCAAGGACTTCCTGTCCGTCGAGGTGCCCACCGACAAGGCCGGACTGCTGGAGTTCCTGAACAACAGGGACCGGATCAAGCCCGAGCCCACGCCGCCACCCTCGCTGGTGGCCGTGGGTCCCTACCGAAACGGCGACCCCACCCTCATCACCAACGGGTCCCGCGACCCCGGAGCCCGCGCATGACCCGGTACCGCATCCTCAACACCGAGCCCGACCAGTTCTTCGCTCAGTGGCGGCACTGTCTCAGATGGGAGGTCCTCAAGCCGTTCACCGGCTTCGACAACTACTTCTACACCGAGGCTGCCGCCCGCAACCGGATCGAGGTGGACATCCACCAAGGCGTCGAGGCCGACGCCATCCGCGCCGCCCGCAAGGCCCTGCTCAAGGGCTTCCCCAAGATCATCGCCTACGTCCGAGATACCGTGTCCTAACGGCAACAGTTTTCTCGGGACCATCCTTGGGCCGCATAAGACCAGAGCAGGAGACCTTTAGGTACCTTTGGTTACCTTTGGGACCCTCTGGTCTCCTCGGCTCCGACCACCACGGAGAGCCATTGACCAAGCCCAGACTTCGCCTTCGCCGGTTCCCTTGGGGCTGGCGGTTCGCCCTCGTCCACGCTGACGGATGGGTACCGACCGCCTCCTGCCTCTGGTGCATCGGTCCACAGGCCGCCGTGAACATCGGCCCCCACTTACGGGGACGCTCCGTATCCACACCATATCCCGCTCACCTGAAAGGACGACCATGACCCATGCCGCCCGATGGGCGCGGTACGTCGCCGCGCGAGACAACATCGCCTCAGACCCCGCAGCCTTCCACGCCGCAGCCTGCGACGTGCTGTGCGGCATGAACCTGACCCTCCCTCCCCGTAACTGCGAGTGTGCCCATGACGGATGTCACTAGAACGCTCGTCGCCCGCCAGCTTGAGCTGGAAGACGAGAGCCGGGGCCTTGGCTCCGAACGCTACCGCGCCGCTCGCCCGCTCCCTTGGCGCGAGGAGACGGCCTCTACCGAGGAGGAGAGCGAGATGCCTCCCGGTCGCCAGCTCCTGCGCTTGACGGTCATCCCCGTCGCCGCCGCGCTGGTCGACTACCTCAACCGGATGACGTCGGGCGGCTCCGGCCGCAAGCCTGAGAGCTTGGCCATCCTCACGGAGGTCGCCCCCGCTGAGGCCGCCTATCTGGCCTGCCGGGTCATCGTGAACAGCGCCGGGATCGGTCAGTCGCTACAGGCCACGGCCTTCGCCGTCTCGACCGCGCTCTGCCACCACATCGAGATGAACGGCCTCAAGAAAGCGAACAAGGCCGGGTACAAGGGCCTCGTCAAGGCTCAGGCCAAGTCGGGGTTCTCCTCGAAGAAGCAGGCCGCCGTCCGCGACATCATGGAGAAGGAGGGCACCAAGTTTGAGCCCTCCCAGTCTCAGCGGCTCCAAGCCGGGCTGCGGATGATCGAGATTGTCTGTGACAGCACCGGCCTGTTCGTGGTCGAGGCCGTCCCCATCGCTCGGGGCAACCAGTACATGGTGCGCCCCACGGAGAGCTGCCGGGACTGGCTGGAACGCCAACACGCCCGCTGCGAGGTCCTAGAGCCCATCCACCTCCCCATGGTGGTCAGGCCGCGCCGCTGGCGCACCCCGTTCTGGGGTGGCTACCTCACGAAGCGTCCGGGGATGCGGCTGGTCAAGCAATGGACCGGCCCCTACCACGACGAGCTTCGGTGGGTGGAGATGGACCCGGTCTACGCCGCCGTGAACAGCGTCCAGTCCGTGCCGTGGAGGATCAACAAGCCGATCCTCGACGTGATGCGGGCGGTCTGGGACGGCGGTGGCAACCTTGGCGGCCTTCCGCGCCGCGAGGACCTCCCCCTGCCCCCACGCCCGGCCACCATCGACGAGGACGACGCAGTCCTCAAGACGTGGAAGGCCGAGGCCGCCGCCATCTATCAGGTGAACGGCCAGCTCCTCTCCAAGCGCCTGTCGGTGTCTCAGCGTCTATGGGTCGCCGCCAAGTTCGCGGACGAGGAGGCCATCTACTTCCCCCACGAGCTGGACTTCCGGGGGCGCATCTATCCGACCCCGACGGGCGGACCCCACCCGCAAGGTGAGGACACCGCCAAGGCCCTGCTCCACTTCTCGACGGGCGTGCCCCTCGGGGAGAGCGGAGGTGGCTGGCTGGCAATCCATCTGGCCAACCTGTTCGGAGTGGACAAGGTCCCCTTCGAGGAGCGGGTCGACTGGGTCATGGCCAACAGCGCCGCCATCGTCGACAGCGGTGAGAACCCGCTCGACGGCCAGCGGTTCTGGACCACCGCCGACAGCCCCTACTGCGCCCTCGCGGCGTGCATGGAGTGGGCTGGGTACTGCCGGGAGGGCGAGGCCTACGTGTCTCGCGTCCCGGTCGCCCTAGACGGCTCCAACTCGGGCCTTCAACACTTCTCGGCAATGCTCAGGGACCCCGTGGGTGCCCGGGCCGTGAACCTGATCCCCTCTGACCGGCCCCAAGATGTCTACCTTGAGGTCGCCGCGAAGGGACAGGCCATCGTGGACGCCGACGACAGTGAGGAGGCTGCGGTCTGGAAGGGTGGCAAGATCACCCGCAAGATCGCGAAGCGCCCCTGCATGACCTACTGCTACTCGGCCACCCGGTTCGGGATGCAGGGCATGATCCTCGGGACGCTCCGCGAGATCGACACCGAGCTGGCTGCGGCCGGGAAGCCTCCCCACCTCAACGGGGCGGACAACTACAAGGCCGCGATGCACCTCAGCTACGTCCTCTGGGAGGCCATCTCCGAGATCGTCGCCGCCGCCGCCGCCGCCATGACGTGGCTGCGGGAAGCTGCGAAGATCGCCGGGGACTACGGCACCCCTATCTGGTGGACCACCCCGCAGGGGCTCCCGGTCCTCCAAGGGTACCGTCTCGACACCGCCCAACGGATCAAGGTCCACTTCGGTGGCAAGAGCATCCGCGTGACGGTGGCGAACGACGGGGACGAGATCGACAAGAGGGCGCAGGCCAACGGCATCGCCCCCAACTTCGTCCACTCCCTCGACGCGGCCCATCTCATGGCCGTGGTCAACGCCTCCCATGCCGAGGGCCTCACGGACCTCGCGGTCATCCACGACAGCTTCGGGTGTCACGCGGCCTACGCCGGTCGCCTGTCCGAAATCCTGCGGGAGACCTTCGTCACCCAGTACGAGCCGAACCAGCTTGAGATATTCCGCGACGCTCTGGTCGCGCAGCTCCCCCCGGAGCTGGCCGCAACGCTGCCCGAGCTTCCAACCCTCGGGACCTTCGACCTCCAAGAGGTACTGCAATCCCACTACGTGTTCGCCTGATACCCACCATATAACGGAGAGACCCATGACCAACCCCTTCAAGACCGGCGACAAGCTGATCGTCGTCGACGCCAACCAGAGCGCCAAGATGCTCACCTTTGGTCAGGAGGTGACCGTCGAACGGGTTGCCTACAACCGAGTGTTCCTCACCGGCTCACAGGCCAATGGCGCGGGCTGGGACATCACCCGCTTCCAACCGGCCTCTGCCGTGTCCATGTCTCTAGCCCCGGTCACCACTCGCACCGTCCGCCACGTCACCGCCGTCCAGCCCATGGTCCCGCAGGTCACCATGACGCTCCGTCAGGATGCCAACGGCGTCACGCTGGTCGCGGAAGGTGGGGGCGACCGTCAGTCGATCCTGTCCATCGTGAACGGACGACTGACCCGACACATCCTGTCTGACGCTCAGGCCGCCCGCCTCGGCTTCGTGACCATTCATGGCCGCATCGAGCAGGACTGATCCCCACCATACGCCACTGAGTTTCTAGGGACCACCCTTGGACCTCACACGCTGAAAGAACCCATGACCCCACTCCACACAGTCAACAGCCGCGCCAATGCGGTGGCTGAGCGGGCTCGACATTCCTCAGCGGTCGCTGAGCTTCGAGAGCCCGCCTTCCGCCTCTGCATCCGCATGGCAGACCTCCCGCCTCACCTCCAGTTCAATGCCCTCATGCTCGCCGCCGTGGTGAGTGCTGAGGCCCTTGGGCTGGACCCCCACGAGGAGATCGCCCGCGCCGCCCGCAAGGTCCGGCAAGCGGAAGGCCCCTTCACCATCGAGCTGCAAGCCCTCCGCGACTACGTGCGCGGCGAGCTGACCCACACCCATTCCTGAACAGAGAACAGACACCCATGAAGATCATCGTCCCCACCGTCCGCCGCGCAGCCGTCGGCACCCGCTACAACTTCGGCACCGACATCGTCTACGACTGCCCGAACCGCGACAACGTCTACACCAGCATGGTCGAGACCCCGGTCTTCGAGCGCCGCCTCACGGCCCTGACGGTGTTCGACCGGGACCTCCGGGTCGCTGACCGCTTGGTCGGCGTCTGCCAACTGGCCCTGCTGGCCACCGGCATCTGCGTCATGATCCCGATGGCGGCCCTGTTCTTCACCCTCGAAGCAGCGACCAAGGTCGTCGACTACCTCGGGGACCGCGTTGGCGACCTGATGCGGTCCAGCGGCATCCCCCGCTACGCCACCTTCACGGGCACCTTCGCCGCCCTGTTCCGCAAGGTGTTCGCATGACCCGCGCCATCCACGGGCTGCTCAGCCGCGCCGCCGATGCGGCCCTGTCCAACGACGGGGTCGTCCCCGCCGACATCGCGATGAAGCTGGCCGCCGAGGGCTACGACCTCGACAGCCTCGACCTCGACATCGAACGCATCCTGTCCGCTCGCGGCCAGTAATCCCTACCCACCCAACCCCCACCATATAACGGATACCCATGGCTCAGAACCAAACCAAGATGAAGATGATCTCCCCGCGCGGCATCGCCCAGTGGCCCAAGCTCAACGAGCCGGACTACAAGTGGGACACGGCGGGCAAGTACACCGTCAAGCTCTCGCTCGACGCCGCCGACCCTGCCGTCATCGAGATGGTCTCCCAGTTCGAGAAGCTGCGTGACGACTTCCTCGCGGAGACCGTCGCAGCCCTCAAGGCCGACAAGAAAGCCGCGCTGGCGATGGAGCTGAAAGCGGGCGAGGTCATCAAGATCGAGCGCGACAACGAGACGGCCGAGCCGACCGGCAGGGTGATCCTGACCGCCTCGATGAAGGCGTCTGGCACCCGCAAGGACGGCTCGGCTTGGACCCAGAAGCCCGACCTGTTCGCGGCCAACGGCACCAAGCTGGTCAACCCGCCGACCATCTCGGGCGGCTCGGAGATGAAGGTCTCCTTCGAGGCCGATCCCTTCGTCAACATGACGAGCAAGCAGGTCGCCGTGTCGATCCGCCTCAAGGCCGTACAAATCCTCAAGCTCAGCTCGGGCGGCGTCCGCACGTTCTCGGAGCATGGCTTCGGTGCCGAGGAGGGTGACGACATCGACGACGCCCTGCCGTTCGCGCCGGACGCATCTGGCGACACCGTCAGCGGCGGCCATGACGACCTGTAAGGTCACCCACTCGTTCTTCCTGCCCTGCAAGCCCATGCCCACCCCGCGTCCACGTGCGACGACGCGGGGTGGCAAGTTTGCATCCGTGTACCACCCCGCCGACTACACCAAGTTCAAGGCGAACCTCACGGAAACGGTCAGGGCTCAGAATGACAGGCCCCCTGCCCCGCTCACCGGCCCGCTCACCGTCTCGGTGGTCGTGCTGGTCGAGAAGGCCCGCACCTCCAAGCTCGCCCACCCGACGCCCGACGTGGACAACTACGCCAAGGGCGTCCTCGACGCGATCACCGCCGCTGAGATTTACTGGGTCGACGACAAGCAGATCGTCGAGCTGAACATCATCAAGCGGTGGACCGACGACGGAGCCGCCCCCGGCTACCACGTCTCCCTGACCCAACGCATCTGAAACCCACCATACGCCGCCCTTCCGGGCAGCTAGGAACCCCATTGAGGATCACACCCATGAAGCCATCCGACATCAAGTATCTGGTCGTCCATTGCTCCGCGACCCGCGCCTCTGCCGACATCGGCGCTGCTGAGATCACCCAGTGGCACCGCAAGCAGGGCTGGCGGACCATCGGCTACCACTTCGTCATCCGTCGGAACGGAGAGGTCGAGCTGGGTCGCCCCCAGTCTGAGCCCGGCGCTCACGTCTCCGGCTTCAACGGTGTCTCCCTCGGCATCTGCATGGTCGGCGGCGTCGGCCTCGACGGCACGACTGGCGAGGACAACTTCACGTCCGCCCAGCGCCTCGCCCTCCACGCCCTCGTCTCCCGCCTCGCCAAGGACCACCCCGCCGCCACCGTCCTCGGCCACCGAGACCTCAGCCCCGACAAGAACAAGGACGGGCGCGTCACCAAGAACGAGTGGCTCAAGGTCTGCCCGAGCTTCGACGTCCCCGCGTGGTGGGCCGCCCACCGCACCGCCTAATCCCCACCATATCCCAGAGAGAACAGCCATGACCCAGACAACCCGCCCGTCCCGACCGAGACAGGTCCTCCACCACCTGACCGCCCACGGGCGCATCACGGATGCGACCGCCCGGCACCAGTTCGGAGCCTTCCGGCTGGCCGACGCCGTCTACCGTCTCCGCACGGACCTCAAGGCCCTCATGCCCAAGGGCAAGGGCATCCTGACGGTCATGCGTGAGGACCTGAACGAGACCCCGTTCGCGGAGTACCGCTTGGTCCCGGCCAGCCAGCTTGGCTGAGTACGACGACGACGAGAGCCGCTGCGTTGCCAAGGAGCCGTGCCCCAAGTGCGGCTCCCGCAACAACCTCGCCCGCTACGACGACGGCCACGCCTTCTGCTTCGGCTGCAAGCACCGTGAGCCCGCGACGGGCGAGGCGGGCACCCATTCACACCATAAACCGAGGACCGGCATGGACAACATGATCCACGGGGAGATCGAAGCGATCCCCAATCGCGGTCTCTCGAAGGACACCTGCGAACGCTACGGCTACCGCGTCGGCACCTTCAAGGGCGGCAAGGCCCACATCGCCCCCTACTACGACCCCTCGGGTGCCCTCGTGGGACAGAAGGTCCGCTTCTCCGAGAACGGGGAAAAGGCCTTCATCTCCATCGGGGACCTCAAGACGGCTGGCCTGTTCGGCCACCGTCTTCTGGAAGCCCGAGGCGGCCGGATGGTGGTCATCACCGAGGGCGAGATCGACGCCCTGTCCTGCTCGCAGGCACTCGGGAATAGCTGGCCGGTCCTCTCGCTCCCCAAAGGTGCGATGAACGCAGCCCGCGCCATCGGCCCGTTCGTCAAGGAGCTGGAGAAGTACGACGCCGTCGTCCTCTGCTTCGATGCCGACGAGCCGGGCCGCGAAGCCGTGGCCTCCTGCGCCACCCTGTTCTCCCCCGGCAAGCTGCGGGTCGCCCAGCTCCCTGACGACGTCAAGGACGCCAACGACCTCGTCCGCACCAACCGCTCCAAGGCACTCTCGGACGCCCTGTTCGGTGCCTCTCCGTACCGCCTCGACGGCATCCGCTCCGTCGGTGACCTCCGCGAGGAGGCCCGCAAGCGGGTGGTCATGGGCCGCCCGTGGCCGTACCCCTCGCTGACCGCAGCTACCTATGGCATCCGCCGCAAGGAGATCTACGGTCTCGGCGCTGGCGTCGGCTGCGGCAAGACGGAGACCTTCAAGGAGTTCATCGTCGAGACCATCGCCCCCGAGGGGGTGCTGGACGATGGCCTGCCGGTCGGCCTGCTGTTCCTTGAGGAGCCACCCGCACACACCCTCAAGGTGCTGGCGGGCAAGCTCGTCGGCAAGCTGTTCCACATCCCCGGCGTCGAGTACGAGCAGAAGGAGCTGGATGACGCCCTCGACCTGTTGGTCGACAAGGTGTTCGTCTACGACCACTTCGGGGCCAAGGGGTACGAGGACGTCAAGTCCCGCATCACCTACATGGTCTCGGTCCTCGGCATCCGCGACATCTACCTCGACCACCTGACCGCTCTGGTCGCTGGCGTGGACGATGAGCGCCGGTCGCTGGACTTCATCATGGCCGACCTCGCGGGGATGGCCGAGCGTCTCGACTTCACGCTCTACTACATCTCCCACCTCAGCACCCCCGACGGCAAGCCGCACGAGGAAGGTGGCCGCGTCTACGAGCGTCACTTCACCGGCTCTCGCGCCATCGCCCGATGGTCCCACTTCATGTTCGCTCTTGAGCGGGACAAGCAGGACCCCGACGGCGTCACAACCTTCCGCGTCCTCAAGGACCGCTACACGGGGCGGGCCACTGGCCTGACCTTCGGCCTTGCCTATGGCCGCGACACGGGGCGGCTCACCGAGTGCGACCTCCCCTCCTCCGACACCCCCTCATTCAAGGATGAACGCGCCCATGACGACATTTAAGAACGGCGGCATGGCCGTCTGTGTGGAGCCCGGTCCCTTCGGCCTCGTCCGCAACGCGACGTATCGGATCGAGAGCTTCTACACCAACCTCGACGGAGGCTGGCTGGACCTCGGGTCCGACCTCGGAGCTTTCGACATCTGCCGCTTCCGCCCCGAGACTGTCACCGAGGCCATGGCCCGCATGGCCATCACCAACGACCCGCTCCGTGGCTCCCCGGCCGCGCCCCGGCCGACCGGCCTTCCCGACGACAACCCCAAGACCCGCTTCGGCGTGGCCAAGCCCTCGGTCACCCTGATCCCCGGCCCGGCCCTGATCCACTGTGCCCTCGCCTTCCGCGACGGCGCGACCAAGTACGGCCCGGCCAACTGGCGGGTCGATCCGGTCACGGCCTCGACCTACACCGACGCGGCCTTCCGGCACCTGCTGGACTACTGGGACGGCGAGGACCGCGCTTCCGACAGCGGCGTCCTCCACCTCGCCCACGCCATGGCCTGCCTCGCCATCCTGATCGACGCCCAAGAGCAGGGCACCCTCAAGGACGACCGCCCCACCAAGGGCACGACCCCGCGAGTGATCGAGGAGAACACCCGACCCATCCTCTAATCCCCACCATAACCCGGAAGGTTCCCCATGCTGATATTCGACATCGAGACCGACGGGTTCGTGGACCAGATGACGGTCATCCACTGTCTCCACATCAAGGACAAGGCCACCGGCAGGCGGATGCGGTTCTCGTCAGGCGTCTACGCCGACGGGACCCCCGCTCGCCGGGATGGCACCATTGAGGAGGGCATCGCCCTGCTCGAAGCCGCTGACGACATCGTCGGCCACAACATCCTCGGCTTCGACAACCGGGCCATCCGCAAGCTCTGGCCCAGCTTCAAGCCTCGCGGGACCCTGCACGACACCCTCGTCTACGCCCGGCTCATCTGGACGAACATGATGGACATCGACGTGAAGGCCATGAAGGAGCGCCGCCGCTCCGCTGGCTTCACGCCGAAGATGATGGGGACCCACTCGCTCGAAGCGTGGGGCCACCGACTCAACGTGTTCAAGGGCGACTACTCCATCGCCCGCAAGGCTGAGGCCCTCGTCCTCGGCCTCGACGAAGAACAGACCCACGCCTACGTCTGGGGCTCCTTCAACAAGGAGATGGACGACTACTGCGAGCAGGACAACGAGGGCTGCGAAGCCCTCCTCGACCTGATCCTGTCCAAGGAATACTCCCCCGAGGCCCTGCGCCTTGAGATGGACACCGCCGAGATCATCGCGGCGCAGGAGGCCACGGGCTTCCTGTTCAACGACAAGGCCGCCATGGCCCTCGTCGCTGAGCTGAGCGGCATCCGCGCGGGACTTGAGGACGACCTGCGGACCACCTTCGCCCCTTGGTATGAGCCCAAGCTCTACAAGGGCGAGAACGTTGTCCTCAACCCGAAGGTCAACAACAAGTCCCTTGGCTACGTCCCCGGCCAGCCCCTCACCAAGATCGAGCTGACGGTCTTCAACCCCGGCTCCCGGCACCACATCGCCAACCGGATGAAGGCCCTGTTCGGCTGGGTCCCCACCGAGATGACGCCCTCGGGTGAACCGAAGGTCGATGAGGACACCCTGAGTGGCCTCGTCTACCCAGAGGCCAAGCTGCTGGTCCGGTACCTCACCGTTCAGAAGCGCCTCGGCCAGATCGCTGAGGGCAAGGCGGCGTGGCTGAAACACCAGAAGCCCGACGGCCGCATCTATGGCCGCGTGAACCCGAACGGGACGCGCACCGGGCGGATGAGCCACTTCTCCCCTAATCTGGCTCAGGTTCCTAAGGTCGGCTCCCTATGGGGCGAGGAGTGCCGCTCGTTCTTCCGCGTCCCGGACGGCTACCGCCTCGTCGGCTGCGATGCCGAGGGTCTGGAGCTACGCACCTTGGCCCACTACATGGCGAGGTTCGACCACGGCGCTTATGGCCGAGCGGTCGACAGCGGCGACAAGGCCCTCGGCACCGACGTCCACACCATCAACATGAAGGTGATCGGCCTTAACAGCCGGGACAGCGCCAAGACGTGGATTTACGGATACCTGTATGGCGCAGGCAACCCCAAGCTCGGGTCGGTGATGTACGATGACATGGACGAGGCCGCCAAGGCAGCGTTCAACGTCCGCATCCAACGGGCCGAAGCCAAGGCCCGCGCCTCCGGTCAGGACCCATCCGACGTCCGCATCCACGCCCTACGCCGCCTCGGCCTCGCCGCAAGGAACAGGATCGAGACGGGCCTCCCCGCGCTCGGCAGCCTACAAGAGGTCGTGAGAGAGAAGGCCCGGCGTGGCTTCCTCAAGGGCATCGACGGGCGCACCCTCTATAACTACAGCGCCCACGCAGCCCTCAATACACTCCTTCAAGGCTGTGGGGCCATCGTGATGAAGAAGGCGCTTGTCCTCTGCAAGCAGTCGTTCGACTCCATCGGGTGGACTCACGGCGTCGAGTACAGCTTCGTCGCCAACGTACACGACGAATGGCAGATCGAAGTCATGGCCGAACACGCCGAGACATCTGGAATACTGTCCGCCGCCGCCATCCGCGACGCCGGTCTCCACTTCAACCTCATGTGCCCCCTCGCTGGGGCCTATCAGGTCGGCCTCAACTGGGCCGCCTCCCACTAGGTAATCTACACCATATGCCAGAAACACCCGCAATATCGGGGGCGACGAAGGTCTGTACGACGTGTGGGGGGGCCAAGCCCCTTCACGACTACACACGGCAGAGCGGAAACGCCGATGGCCTCAGCTACGTCTGTCGCCCGTGCAGGTCCTCCGTAGCGCGTGACTACCGCCGCACCCACGGCACCCGGATAAACGCCCGACGACGCGATCTGCACCGGGCCGACCCCCGTACTAAAATGCTCAACTCCGCAGCGGAACGGGCTCGGCGTCTGGGTCTCCCCTTCGACCTCGTTAAGGTCGACATCGAAATCCCTGACGTCTGCCCAGCCCTCGGCATCCCGCTCCTCGTCGGGGGTCAGGGCGTACCGGATGACAACTCCCCCTCACTCGACCGCCTAGTCCCCTCACTGGGCTACGTGCGGGACAACGTGGTGGTCGTCTCTGTCCGTGCCAACCGCATCAAGAACGACAGCACCATCGAGGAGCTGGAAGCGGTTGCGTCCTTCTTCGCCCGCCACATCGCCCCCGCCCCCTCCCCCCGCAAACGCAGGAACCCAGCATGACCCAGCCTGACCTGTTCCACGACGCCGTCCTGCTCTGCGGGCGGCTCGAAGGGGACTTCATCCACGACCGCATCAACGGCCGCATCTTCAAGGACACCCTGACCACCGGGAACCACCCGTTCCCCGACGGATCGGTGATCCGCACCTCCCCCGCCGTCTCCTTCATCGACGGCATCCTGCTCACCAAGAGCGGTACTCGATACCGCGTGGAGATCGACCAATGAAGCTCCCCTTCCTCCACTTCTACGCTGGCCGAGCATGGCACCGCCGTGAGGGCTACGTGGTCGGCTTCGCCGCCGTCCCGCGCCCCGACTGTCCCTTGGGCGATGTCGCCTATCGGTTCTCGGTGAACCTCTGGTTCTGCCTGCCCGCGCTCCGCATCACTGTGGTCCGCAAGTGAAGCTCCCGTCATGGGCGCTCGACCTCGTCACCACCCGTGACGGCGTCTCGTGGGACCCCATCCGCGTCGGCGTGATCCTCGCCGGGGCGACCCTCATCTTCCTCTCCGGCTGGGATGTCATCGTCAACAAGCAGGTCTTCAACGCCCTGACCTTCGGGTCCGGCGTCGGCTCCCTACTGGCTGGTGCTGGCATCGGCGTCGGTGCCAAACGCAAGGACGAACCCGAAGCATGAACAAGCTGTTCGACTACCTCATCGTCCGCCCTGTGCAGGCGATCCTCGCCGTGCTGGCGGTCCTGTTCGGCGGCCTCTACATCGACGCCCGGCTGGCCCTCGCCACCATGGAGACCCGAGCCATTACGGCTGAGGCCAAGGTGTCCCGCCAGTCGGACGCCGCCCTCGCCGTCGCGGCCCAAGCCGCCATCCGCGCCGACGCCGCCGCCAAGGCCCAAGCCGCTGCCTTCGAGTATGGCAGGGCCGACCGCGCCGCCGCCGCCGTCTACCTCACCCTCCCCACCCCACCGACTGAGCTGCAATGCGCCGCCGCCTCGGCGCTGGTGGATGCCGCCGTCGCGGAGAACGCCCGATGAGACGCGCCTTTACCTACTGCCGCAACGCCCTCATCGGGCTGGTCCTGATGGTCTCCCTCGCCCTAGGCGGGTGTGCCTCGACAGCCCCGGTCTACATCCCGACCCCGGTGCCCTGCGTCGTGGTCCTCCCGGCCACGCCGGACTTCCCCTTCGACAAGCTCGCCGCCGGGGCGGACATCCACACCCAGACCAAGACCCTGCTGGCCGACCGGCGCGTCCGTATCGACGACCGCCGCCAGCTCGTGGCCGCTGCGGGGTCCTGCTCGTGAGGGTCATCCTGTACGCCCGGCCTGAGTGGCTCACGTCAGCGGCCTCGGTCGCCCGCACCGCCTCTGAGCGGACCACGTGGCCTGACGACAACCTCGTCCTCTACGAGAAGGGGGACCAGCAGTTCGCCGTCAAGCGCAACCCAGCCAGCCTCACCGTGCGTCACATGGGGGACAGCTTTTGATTACCCGCCTCCTGATCGACGCCGACCTCATGGCCTATATGGCCGCCGCAGGAAACCAGCGGGACTACGACTGGGGCGACGGGGTGACCTCCACCGTCTCCGACCTTGAACCCGCCAAGGAGCGCCTCCGCTCCCAGATCGACGAGTGGATGGCGGCCTGCAAGGCTGACTGCTTCACCATCTGCCTGTCGGACGACTTCAACAACTTCCGCAAGGGGATCGACCCGACCTACAAGTCCAACCGTGGGACCACCGAGAGGCCTGAGCTGCTCTACGTCCTCAAGGACTGGCTGGCCGCCGCGTTCCCCTTCGACCGCCGCCACTACCTTGAGGCCGACGACGTCATGGGCATCCTCTCCACGGAGCCTCACGACGAGAAGCGGATCATCGTCTCGCAAGACAAGGATATGATAACGATCCCGGGCTGGCTCTACCGTCCCTTCGACGAGAAGCCGATCCTGCGTCTGGTCTCCGTCGAGGAGGCCGAGCGGTTCCACCTGTACCAGACAGTGACCGGCGATATGGTCGACTTCTACCCGGGCTGCCCCGGCGCTGGCCCCATGGCCGCCGCCCGTGCCCTTGACGATCTGGAGGGCGTGGTCTCCCACGTCCACACGTTCACCCGAGGTCCCCGCAAGGGACTTGAGGAGACCCGCTGGGGACCGAAGGTCTACCCCACCCAGTGGCAGGCCATCGTCTCTCTCTACGAGAAGGCCGGGCTGACGGAGGCCCACGCCATTGTGCAGGGCCGACTGGCCCGCATCCTCCGTAACGAGGACTTCGACGGGTCCCGCGCGATCCTGTGGAACCCGCCAGTCTAAACGCTTCCCCCTCCACTCAATACACCCAGAGATTGAGGACCACCCTTGGAGCCGAAAGGCTCCAGTGTCCTGTTCTCTCCCTTGAAGGCCCTCCTCGGTTTCGACCGTCGGGGGCCTTTCTCGTTTCCGAAGGAGCCTTATGGCCGCCCGCATCCTACCCGAGACGGCGACCGGCTTCCTAGCCGAGCTGAACGTCCGCTTCCCCGAGCCCCGCCCGACATCCGGCCAGTCCCACGAGGACTACATCTGGCAGTCGGCGCAGAGGGCCGTCTATCTCCAAATGAACGACGCATACGTTCAAGCCCGAAAGCGTGGCTGACCATGTGCCTTGTAAAGACCGCCAAGCCGGTGGCCCCCACCGCAGGCCTTGAGAAGGAAGTGCAGGTTCTGCGCAACCCCTTCCTCGACGGCCTCGACCCACTGGTGCAGGCCAAACGCACCGGGATGTCCTCGCTCCGCGTGGACCGTGCCCGAGCTGGCACACCGACCCTCCCGGGCCGCATCGTTCGCCCCGTCGTGGGTGGCCCCGGCCCATCCCCCTCCACTCCGTCGCCCGGCTACACGCCCTCGCCCTCCACCGGAGGCAGGACCCTCCCGGCCCTCAGCGGCAACGGCTACGGCCGCATCACACGTACACCCCAAGCACAGGTCAACTAACCCATGGCGACCACCCAAGCTCAGGGTGAGTCGGGGACTATCGGCAAGGCTGCGGAGCGTTTCACGCTCGGCACGCCCAACCGCCAGACGGTCCTAGAACGGGCACGTAAGGCCTCCTCGCTCACCATACCCGGCATGATCCCGATTGACGGGCAGAACGAACACTCGACGTTCAGCCAGCCCTATCAATCCCTCGGCTCACGCTGCGTCTCCCACCTTTCGTCGGCCCTGCTGCTGGCCCTGTTCCCGCCCAACCTCCCGTTCTTCCGCCTGAGTGTGGACGAGCTGACCATTCAAGGTCTCGGTGAGGGTGTTGGCGAGGTCGAGGGCAAGCTCGCCGTGCTGGCCCGCGTCGTCTACTCCCTCATGGAGAACGCCTCGCTCCGTCCGGCCATGATCGAGGTGATCCGTCACCTCATCGTCGCGGGCAACGTCCTCCTGTTCACCCCCGAGGGTCTCCCGGCCCGTCTGTTCCGCCTCGACCAATACGTGGTCCGGCGCGACCAGTTCGGCAGAGCCACCGAGATGGTGGTCAAGGAGAAGATTGCCGCCGCCCACCTCGACGAAGCCACCCGCGCCCTCGTCGGGATCACGGACCTCCTCTCCGACGAGGAGCTGGACGTGTTCACGATCATCGAGCGCATCGGTGAGAACATGGTCTGGCGTCAGGAGATCAAGGGCCTCACGATCCCCGAGAGTGAAGGCACGGCCCCGGTCGACGCCTCGCCGTGGATCGCCCTCCGCTGGCTCAACGTGCCCGGCTCCGACTACGGCCGCTCCCACGTCACCGAGTACATCGGGGACTTCATCTCCCTCGAAGACCTCTACAAGTCGATGGTGCAGTTCGCCGCCGAGGCGTCCCGCATCCTCCGCGTCGTCGATCCCAACTCCGGGATGGACGTTGAGGAGCTGGCCGCCGCCGAGAGTGGCGACTACATCACCGGCTACGGCGACAAGATCGTCACGCTCCAACTCGACAAGAACCAAGACTGGTCCGTTATGGCCGCCTTGGCTGACCGCATCGAGCAGCGCCTGTCCGCAGCCTTCCTCCTCCGCGCCGGTATGACCCGGGACGCTGAGCGGGTCACCGCTGAGGAAGTCCGCCTCGTCGCCCAAGAGCTAGAGAACGTCCTCGGGGGGACCTACACGATCCTCTCGGCTGAGCTGCAACTGCCGCTCGTCCGTCGCTTCCTCCACATTGGCGTCCGCCTCCAGCGGGTGCCCGAGCTTCCGTCGACCGTCTCCCCGACCGTCGTCACCGGCTTCGACGCCCTCGGCCGTGCCCACGGCGTGAACCGCATCCGCGCGTTCATCGCCGACCTTCGCATGGCCCTCGGTGAGCCCGCCGCCAACGCCCTCATCAACGGACCCGAGATGGCTCGCCGCCTCGGTGACGGACACGGCGTCGACGGCCTCGAAACCCTCATCAAGTCGGCTGACCAACAAGCAGCCGAAGCCCAGTCCGCCCAAGCTGAACAGGCCATGGGCGCTGCTGTTCCCCACATCGCCAAAGCCGCAGGAGAAGCGGCCCTCCAACAGGAACCTGAATGACCCAACCCATCCGCCCGTCGGCACCCGCCGCCAAGCCCGTCGCTCCCATCGCCGCCGTGGCCCCGCCCATCGTGGCCGCCCCGGTCGCCGCTGACGTCTCCTCGATTGAGGTCACGACCGGCATCCTGATCGAGAGCAACGACGTCGTCGGAGCCGCCGCCCCGGCCACGCTGGACAGCGTCGTCTCGAAGCACCCCGTCGGCATCCAAGTCGAGACCTTCCTCGGTCTCCAGCCGAACGTGGCGTGGGTCGATCCCAACGCCGTCGTCCCCGCTGAGGCACAATAAGTGACGGACGTCGCCGCCTCAGAAGCCGCCGTCGCCGCCCTGCCTGTCGGCGCGGTGCCGGACGCTGCCTACGCCGCCCGTATGCTGGCCGCCTCCCATGGTGAGCCAGCCATCGCGCCGCTGGTCCCCCTGTCCACGACCGCGCGTCCCGACCACATCCCGGAGCAGTTCTGGGATGCCGCCTCGGGCACCACCAAGACCGACGACCTCGCCAAGTCCTACGCGGAGCTGCGGGCGAAGATGGACGGCAAGGCCCCCGCTGCGGCGGCTGCTGAACCCGTCATCGACCCCAACGCTCCCCCGGTGGACCCAACGAAGATCGCTCGTCCCGACGGTGAGCCGGTCGCGAACCCCCTGACCGACGCGGTCACCGCAATGTCCACGGCCTACGCCGCCGACGGCGCGGTCTCCGACGACCAGATCGCAGCGGTCGAGGCCCTCGGCCTGCCCCGCGCAATGATCGACACCTACTTCGCTGGCCTCAAGGCCTTGGAGGCCCAAGGGGCCGCCGAGGTCAACACGGTGGCCGGTGGTGCCGACAAGCTCAACGCCGCCGTGACTTGGGCGGCCACCGCCCTCACCGACGCCGAGCTGGCCTACTACAACGACCACATCGACGTCGCCGCCTCTCGCACCCAAACGGTCGAGTGGCTTATGGCCAAGCACTCCGCAGCTCGCCCCTCCGAGGGCAAGATGCTGGGGGCCAGCCCCGCGTCCGCCACTGGCGACGTGTTCCGCTCGCAAGATCAGGTCGTCGCCGCCATGGCCGACCCGCGCTACCGCACCGACCCCGCCTATCGTGAAGCCACCGCAGCCAAGCTCGGTCGCTCACGCCAGTCGGGCACCCTGAACAACACCGTTCAGCGGTACAAGTAAGCCTACCCCTCACGGTCCATCCGTAGTGAGCGGCTCCCCGGTAGCTCCGGGGAGGGACCACCCCCTCCTCCCTCATCCAGAGAGAACCTGACCACTGGCCGCCTGCGGGCGACAACCTGTGTCTCCGGGAAGCTCGGACGCGGCTGGGTTTCACCCCCACCCCCACCTCCTCCTTCCAGAAGAACCCACCACTATGTCTACCTCGATCCCCAACTTCCCCGGCCAGAACCTCGAAGCCGGTGACACCCAAGCTCTGATGCTGGAGCTGTTCGGCGGCGAAGTCCTGACGGCCTTCCAGACCAAGGTCATGTTCCGTGACAAGCACCAAGTGAAGACGCTGGCCAACGGCAAGCTGTTCAAGTTCCCGGCCATCTGGCGCACGACCGTCGGCTACCACGTCCCGGGCACTGAAATCCTCGGCTCGAAAATCCCCCACACCGAGATCACGGTGTCGCCGGACGACAAGCTGGTGTCCTCGGTGTTCGTCGACGAGATCGACGAAATCCTCAACCACTTCGACCTGCGCTCGCCCTACTCCGAGGAGCTGGGTGCCGCTCTGGCCCGCGCCTACGACAAGAACGTCCAACGCACGATCATCCGGTCGGCTCGCGGCGGCGCTCTGTTCGCAGGCGACCAAGGTGGTTCCATCCTGACCGACGCCGGCTTCGCCAACGACGCTTCCAAGCTGTTCGACGGCATCTCGCTGGCCAAGGAAACGATGGACAGCAAGGACGTCGACGTCTCGGCCACCCCGGTGTTCGCCTCGTTCGGCACCGCCCTGTGGTACCTGATGGCCCGCTCGGACAAGAACCTGAACCGTGACACCAACGGTGGCGTGGCCTCGATCAAGTCGCACACGCTGACGACCATCGACGACGTTCAGATCATGAAGTCGAACAACACCCCGTTCGGTGAGAACACGGTCGTCACCCCGCTCGACGCCGCCTCCGGCCTGACGATCCCGGCCAAGTACCGGATCAACGCCGCGAACACCAAGGGCATCGTCTGGACCCCGCACGCTGCGGCCACCGCCGAAGTGCAGGGCCTGTCCTCGCAGGTCGTCGACCAGCCCGAGAAGCAGGGCACCCTGATGCTCGCTCGCCTGACGACCGGCTCGGACCCGCTGCGCACCAAGTGTGCCGTGGAGCTGCGCTCGGCCGCCAACGCCTAAGCCACCCGCCTACCCCCAAGGGACCTCTCAGCACACCGCTGGGGGGTCCCTCTTTTTTTCGCAGACGGACTTTTACCCATGCCCGCCATCTTCCTTCCGCCGCTCGACGAGCTGGCCGCCGTGAACGAGCTGCTGCTAAGCATCGGTCAAAGCCCCGTGTCGACACTGGCCTCCACGGCAACCGTGGGCGACGTGCTTCTCGCTCAGTCGTTCATCCAGTCCATGGTCCGACAGGTCCAGCTCCACGGCTTCGCCTTCAACACGGACGAGGAATACCCCCTCTCCCCCGACATCGACGGGTACCTCCGGGTCCCCTCGGGTGTCCTGAGGATCACCCCGGCGCAGGCCACCACGACCCTCATCCAGCGCCGCCACCCCGATGGCTTCTGGGCCATCTGGGACCAGAGCGACCGCACGTGGACCTTCACGGACCCCGAGGACTTCACCGTCGTCTGGGCCTACCCCTTCGACGACCTCCCGGCCACCGCGCGTCACTTCGTGACCCTGAGCGCCGCCCGCAAGTTCCAGATGAAGATCGTGGGGGCCAACAGCCTCGACGGCTTCGGAGCCGAGGACGAGGCCCGGGCGTGGGCGACCCTGCAACGGGACGAACGCTCCACCCGCAAGACCAACCTGTTCCGCCGCAACCTCACCATGGCCCAGCGCACCAACTCGCGCCGCTACTAACCCCCAACCGGAGGCCTCCATGGCTCTGACCAGCGGTTCCATCCCGTCGCTCCATAACGGGGTCTCCCAGCAGTCCGCCCTCGTCCGCTCCCCCGAGCAATGCGAAGCGGTGACGAACGGGTGGCTCTCCCTAGCGGACGGCACCGGCAAGCGTGCTCCGACCGAGATGGTCGCCAAGCTCATGGCCGTCGCCCCCACCAACGCCCTGATCCACGAGATCAACCGCGATGTGAACGAGCGTTTCATCGTGGTCGTGGCGGACGGAGCCCTGCGTGTCTTCGGGCTCGATGGCGTCGAAGCCTCCGTCGCCGCCCCCGGTGGCTGGGGGTACCTCGATGGTATCACCGACTACGCCGCCGACGCCGCCCTCTACACCGCCGCCGACTTCACCTTCGTGGTCAACCGGAAGGCCGTGTGCGGCCTCGCGGAGATCGGCTCCGACGTCGACCCCGACGGCCTGTTCTACGTCTGGCCCAACCCCGCCAACGGCTCGGATGCCAACGGGGACACCTATGGTCCCGGGCAGGCCTACCAGTACCCGACGAACGCGGCGCAGGGCGGCCTCATGGGCACCCTCCAGAGCTTCACCAAGCTCCCGGCCACCGCCTCCAGCGGCGACGTCTACTGCATCGCCGGGACCGACGAGACGGCCTTCCGCACCTACTACGTCCAGCGCCAAGGCGCGGTCTGGAATGAGTGCCGCAAGCCCGGCCTCGTCAACGCCCTCGACGCCACCACCATGCCCCACGCTCTGGTCCGCCAGCCGAACGGCTCCTTCATCTTCGCGCCCTTCTCTTGGGCACCCCGCCGCGTCGGGGACGAGGACACGAACCCGGCCCCCCTATTCATCGGCCGGACGATCCGTCGCCTGTTCACCTACCAGAACCGCCTCGCCTTCCTCTCCGACGAGAACACGATCCTCTCGGTCATCGGTGACCTCGGCAACTTCTGGCGCATGACGGTCCTCGACTACATCGCCTCCGACGTCATCTCGGTGTCCGCCACCTCGACCAAGGTCTCCATCCTCGTCGACGCGGTCGCCTTCAACGACGGCATCCTGCTCACGTCCGACCAGACCCAGTTCTCCCTCTCCAACGGCGAGGACGGGGCCAGCGCCTCCAACATGGCCATCCGCCCGGTCACCTCCTACGAGGTCAACCCCCGCGTCGGCATGGTCGCCATGGGCTCCGAGGTCTACTTCGCCTCTGAGCGCAACGGCTCCACGGTCATCCGCGAGTACGCCCGCTCCGGGGCCGACGACACCACGTCCGCCGCCGAGATCACGGCCCACGTCCCGACCTACATCCCCGGTGGAGCCAACAAGCTCATTCCTGCGGTGGACCTCGGGTGCCTGTTCACGCTCACCGACGGCGACCCCTCGGCCATCTACGTCTACCAAGTCTACTGGCTCAGCTCGACCCAGAAGGCCCAGACGGCCCACCACAGGTGGGAGATGGGTGCAGGGACCCGCGTGGTCTCCGCAGCGTACCTCTCTGGGTACCTCTACGTCCTCATCGCCCGGGCCGACGGCCTGTTCCTTGAGCGCATGAACCTACAGAGCGGCGCTGTTGCCCCCGGCGTGGCCCACCAGTGCCTGCTGGACAGGCGATACACTGTCTCGGGCGTCTACGTCCCAGAGAGTGGAAGGACCGTCCTGAGCCTCCCCTACGCCCCCGTACAGGCATCCTTCCGCGCCGTGCGGACGACCGCCTCGGGCAAGTCCCTCAGCATCGTGGACCCGACAAGCTACCAGTGGCTCAGCCCGACGACCCTCTCGGTCCCGGGCAACGAAGCCGCCCCTGTCCTCGTCGGTGAGAAGTACACCTTCCGCTACCGCTTCTCCGCGCTCTACGTGCGCCGGAACGACGGCACCGCCATCACCACCGGCCGCACCCAACTGCGGACGTTCACCGTCTCCTACCGCAACACCGGCTTCTTCCAGACCCTCGTGGCCCCCTATGGGACCGACGGGGTCCTTGAGGACGTGCTGCCCGCCAAGCTCTCCCAGTTCACCGGGAAGGTGCTGGGTGCAGGGGACCTCATCATCAACGCCCCCGCCTTCCATACCGGCGACTACTCGTTCTCCGTCCTCGGCCAAGCCGACGTCGCAGTCATCGAGCTGGTCAACGACACCCACGTCGCATCGACGTTCGTCTCGGCTGAGTGGGAGGCAATGTTCTGGAAGCGCAGCTAAATGATAACCGTCGTCGATCTGTCGACCGCGTCAAACGCTGACGCTGCCACGTGGCTGGTGGACCTCTCGGAGGACCTCCGGCCCGGTGACTACGACGAGATCAAGGCCCTGTCGGAGGAAACTCCTGCCGTGGTTCTGGTCTCGTCGGTCATGCTCTCATCTCAAGCGTGGATGATCCTCGACGGGGACGTCCCCATCGCCGCCTTCGGGGTCGCCCCCTCAGATGATCCCGCTCGCGGCATCGTCTGGATGCTGGGGTCCCCCAAGATGGATCTCCCCGCCAACGCCATCGGCATCCTGCGTCTCTCGCGCCACTACAAGGACGAGATGCACCGCACCTACGACACCCTCTACAACTACATCGACGCCCGCCACACCCGGTCGCTCAAGTGGCTGGAGTGGTGTGGCTACCGCCTCATCGAGGAGGAGCCCGAGTACGGGCTTCAAGCCCGCCCGTTCTTCCTCTTTGAAAGGCACCTCACCGATGTGTGAACCAGTCTCAATAATGATTGCTCTGTCGGTCGCCACCACCGCCGCGTCCATCGTGGGCGAGGTGCAGGCCGCCAAGAGCCAGACCGCCGCCATCCACGAGCAGCTCGCTGAGGTCACACAGCAAGTCGACCAGAAGGCTGGCGCAGAGATCAACGAGCGCCAACGCGCTGCCCGGCGTGAGCAGGGTCGCATGAAGGTCGCCGCTGGTGAAGCCGGGCTCCAGCTCGGTGGCTCCATCGACCTCCTCCTCAAGGACAGCGCCATGCAGGCGGGTCTCAGTGAGGAGCGCACGCTCGACAACCGAAACAACGACATCATCGCCGCCAACCGAGAAGCCACCTCGGCCCTGTCCAAGGTCGAGAGCCCCACCATCCTCGGTGCCGGGCTCCGGCTCGCCAGCTCCGCAGCCCAAGGGTACTCGGCGGGCAACTCTATGGTCATCAGTCGAAACGCCGCCGAGATAGCGGCGGGTCAACGCGCAGCTAGGAACGGATAATGGCCAACGACATCTCACAGGCCCCGGGCCGCACACTCTCTCAGCGCCGCATCACCCTCAACCGATCCGACGTCAGCGCCGGACGCCGGGAGACTGGCCTCGCCGGTCTGGACGTCAAGGCCGACCTTCGCTCCGCATCTCGTGGAGACGGTGGAGCCGGGGACCTACAACGGACCCTCTCGGGTTTCCTGCAATCCGCTCAGGGTGTCTACGAGACCGAGACGGAACGCCGCAAGCCCATGTACGAGGCCGAGGCCGCCGCAGGCGCTGAGGCTCAAACCCTCGGCAACGTCGACCCCGCCGTCGCGGCCCGGTCCCTGTCGTACCGCACGGCAGTCAACGGCACCCGTGCCCGCCAGACCGTGGTCACCACCGGGGCTGCCATCGACGAAGCCGTCACGGCCCTCATCGCCCGCAGCGAAGCCAACGATGATCCTCTGGACCCCTCGGATGACTTCGGCATCGAGGACGTCGAGGACGGTCTGAACCAGATCATCTCCAACGTCCTGTTCGACGAGGATGGCAAGGCCCTAGAGTGGGGCGACGCCGACAGCCACATGACTGTCATCCAAGGCATCGCACGCCTCAAGAACGAGGCCTTCATCCGCGCCGAGACCGCCATACGCGGTCAGGTCCGCGAGAACCACGTCCGCACACTGGGTGTCGGCATCGCCCTCGACGTGACCCAGTATGATGGCTCCACGCCCATCAACTTCGAGGCCGGTGTCGCCGCCGCCCGCGAGGGTGGCTGGACCGCCGCCGAGTCCGTCCCCCGCCTCTTGGATGACGCTATCAGCGCCGCCCAGCAGCACGACAAGGCCGACGCCCTCGACGCCCTCGCCCTGTCGGTACGTGCCGACGGCCAGCCGTCCTTCAACGCCGCCCAGATGACCCAGCTCCGAAACAACGCGGACAACATCCGCGACCGCGTTGAGCGGGAGACCGATGAGAAGAACAAGGAGACGAGCGCCGCCACCCTGTCGTCCTATCTCATCACCGGCCGAGCGGTCCCTATGTCCACCATCCAAGCCGACCACGCTGCTGGCAGGCTCGATGCCGACGGCGTCCGTATGGCCATCGCCCACAACGAACACGTGGACGACCGCGCATACATGATGCAGGGACGCGCCAACGCCGCCGCCGACCGGGCCTACAGCCTCGCGCATCGGGGTGGTGGTGGTGGTGGTGGACGTCGCTCAGGCGGGTCAGCCGACACCGAAGACGAGCTGATCGGCGCTCTCCACAGTGGGGCGCGACCCGCCGACATTCTCAACCGAGCCGCCCGCGATCTTCAATCTGGGAGGCTGGACGCAGCAGAGTACCGCCGCGTCGTCCGGGACGTGGGGCAGGCCCAGACCGATGCCGCAGAAGGCAACGTT